CCCGTGTCGCAACGGGGGGACCCACCTTCAGTCTCGAACCCACATCTCAACGTACCTACCCTCTTGGTAGTACGTGACTAAGTGGTCGAAACTAGGGAGAGTCAATCCCATGGGTGTGGCCACCTCCTGAAGCACTTCAACGTGCCTCTCGAAGATGGACCTACCATGCAAAGCGAGCTCGAGGGATACCCTATAAAGGGCGTCTTTCTCTTGCTCACTCCACATGAGTGCCGAACTAGTCCTAATCCAAGTCAGCTGCTTCGCAATGCTGGAAAAATCCAACGGCGCGACCATGGCTTGAATATCATCATCAAATCGGAAAGTTCGCTTCAAGAACGTGGCGCTCTCAAGCGTCTCGTACTTGGGAAACTCGGTACGCTTGAGCGCATCAGTGTAACCGTATCCCAACTCGGCCATACACCTCTGCATGTCATGTGCGTCAAACAAGTTACCGGCAACTCCAGTGAAACCATCATCACCGAAAGTCGCAGGATTTACAAAGCTCACATACTCTGAAGGAGACAAATTTGGTTTCACCCGCAGCGCACAATAAATGTGCAAGAGAAGGTTGGCCACACAGTTCAACAAAGTAGTGAGGGGCTGCCCGGATGCGTTTCCGGCGAGGCGAATAATGCCTTCGGGTCCTAAAAGCAGCAGATGGAAGACCAAATCGTGGGTAATGCCGCGCATGACGACAAAGTCGTCAGCAGAATAGCTACCAAAACGTTTGGCCACCCACATGATGACGCACATACTAATGTGAGACAAAGACGCACTCATGCGCTTGTCAAACCATTTGAAATCACCCGCTATGATCTGTGCCGGAAGACCATTTCGTGCTCTAGTACCATACTCCGCAAGCCTGGCCCACTCAGGGCCATAGCAGTTCAATCCTGGCATACAGCCAAAGATGAAAGCGTTGTTGGTAATGAAAGCAATCACGGGCAAAAAGTACATGCGCACCACAATGGCGAACGGAAGCCAGCAACGAGCTATCGCACGAATGTCGCGATCAGCAACCTTGGCGGCTGACCTAGGTTCGTCCTTGAAGGTCATGGCAAAAGGTGGTCTAACACACCTACCGGCCTCGTACTCCTTGAGCACAAGCTCAACGTCGCTTTGCAAGCGAGCACAAGGCACCCTAGCTCCAGGGTCACCTTCGAAGTACTGCGACTTGGCACCAGTGTAGCCAAAACCCCCCGAAGTGGTGAAGTTAAGAGCTTCCAACCTGGTCTGGTCGACCCCATTCACGGCCTGGTCGAGTGACAAAACACCCGGACGAATGGCCATGTTGGGCGGCGTGCGCGCAAGTATGTGCTCCCAACCAGAAATCAGGAACTCGGCGCGGCTAGCCCAATCAATGGAATGGACAGGTTCCAAGGTCTGCAGGAAAGTCACCTCAGGACTAACCCACTTACCATCACGTAGGTAACCATCCATCTGCGGGACGACAGTGTCGCTGACCAGCTCAGGGCACCTTTCGCGCAGTTGCGCGCTAAAAGAAGTCCCTTTGAGCTTAGTCTTAGCCTTCGGCATGACACGTCCTTCCACGGTACCCATGACCACTCCAGCCAATTCCAAGCCCTGAGAAGAGGCATTGAAAAGGCTGGCTCGGGGGGCCACAGGTCCAAACTTGCCCCAGAACAAAGTGGGTGCAAGTGGGGCCACGGAGGCGAAATCCAACGTGCCCAACCGAGCATCAATCTCGGCCGTGTTGATCTGCACTGCGTAACCAAATCCCATAGGGTTGCCAGCTATATGCATACCAACTATGCCAACATGGGCTCCAGTCCCTACGCTCCCGATGAGGACACTACCACACAATCCTCCACCATGGTGCTCGTAAGACAGCATGTTGAGGTGTTGCTTCATGGGGTTTGCGTCTGTGGGGAGGAGTGTGACAGCATCCACCAGCGCCGCAGGCCTAGTGAACTTCTTCACACAGGCTCCAGTGGCATCCGCAGTGAGATAAATCAAACGCGGGTTCTGCACGGTGCGCGCAACGTCAACTGGCAGCATCTTGTCAACGACGCCGCGAATGGTCGGTACAGGAGCGACAAACAGGCACAAATCCTTACCTTCAACGCGTCGGAAATCGCGGACAGCAAGCTCGAACGAGAGATCTAGGTTAATTCCATCGTTAAACTTCTGGAACAACTTAACCTCCCACGGGCCTTCACCTGGAAACAGGTGTGCTGGCGCAATGAACACGTTGCGATCGTAGAGGAACGCATGCATGCGAACGCCTGCCACAGTCACCACAACCATGCGATGTGCAACAAACTCAGTCAATGCTTCAGGCGTGGTGGTCGCGTACTTCTGGTCATGCACGATAAAACCGCGCTGGCGACTATGGTACGTAACATGCGCCTGTGGGCCACGCTGAATGTCCACTGTGCACGTGTCCAAAGGTCTATTCTCAACCACCAAAGAGGTGGGAGTCAACCCAGTGGAAAACGTGTTGGTGAACCCCTCAGAAGCGGCAAGTATCGTACTAGAACCTCGCAGGAACTTAACGACCTTGTACATCGCTCCCACAGCGAGTGCCACCTTGATACACTGCACACTGCGCAGCGACATCTTGGTGGCCAACTCGCGAGAGTCGTTCACACTGGTTATGGCAACTGTGCTCGCTTGCTCCACGCTCTGTTGGAGTGACCTAACCATCCCTGCTCCCTTGCACACGAGGTACGTGAACTGGAAAGTCAGGACAACAAGGGCCAAGAACCAACTCGACAAGAACGTAGCGATGAGTCCGGGCACGCAGGCTAAAAGCCAAACCGTCCCGTAACTGTGCCACAGCTCAACCAGGGTTTCCCAGCCTGCCAAAACTGGAACGACAATCTCAGCAGGGATACCAGCACCCTCAGAGCTCGCAAACACCACGTCAGCCAGCGCGCCATCTTGCATCTCCTCATCTTCCGATGGGAGAGGTAGAAAGCCAAGCTGGTCGGCATGAGCAATGTGGTGGTCCCCACAATCAGGGCCAGCAGCAGCATGCACAGGCAATGTGCAGTCAGGGCAGAATGTCCCAAGATGAGAGGAACGCGCCAAGAACTCCACTTGTTGCCTATAGTGCTCGCGCACTTGAGAGGCTAGATGCGCCCAAAAGGCGGAACCTCCCACAAACTCACGTTGAGCGACCTTGATGGCCTTCCCAGTGGAGCCGGTCTCATACCGGTAGAACTGGAAATTCCAATAGTCCATCGACCCGTCAGTCTTTGTACTGTCGAGCTGCACAGAGTTGTCACAGCGGAACTGCGGCTTCACCTGCGCCTCAACAAAATGCACCCTGCGCAAAAGCGCATCGGGATACGTGAAGATATGGCGGGCCCCCAACATGGGGTCGTTGCTGGTGATGGCAATGCTGGGCACGGTGCAAAACACCTCACCCTTGTCGTCCACACCGGACATGTTCAAGGGGAAAGGGTGGTTGCCAATCATTTGCAACAACGCGCCTATCAAAGTGTCCTTAGCCATCTCAGGCTTGATGGACGCCAGATCATCAAACAGCATCACGAGGGTGTCCATACGATATCCATCGAAGAACTTCTGTGCTGCGTTCACAGCAAACACAGTGGCGACCTCCACGCCCAAAATGTTGGCCATAAGGCGGTAGAACTGCGTCAACATCGCAGACTTGCCAATGCCAGGATCTCCGATAAAAGCCACCGTAAAAGGTGAGACACGAAGATGTTGACCAACATTGCCAGCTAGTGTGGAGCGGCGCTGTCTAACAGACCGCAGAATCGCTGCCACACTGACGGCATCTCGGGTGCGTGAGCTACCCAAGTCAATACCACGCTTGATCAGGTCGTCACACTTGGCGACAAGATCAGAGATGGTGGGCCCTTCAGCCTTGGTTACGAGCTTAGTTGCAACATCCATGCAATTAATCGGCTCGTTGACAAACTCAAGCGCTTCACGCGTCCAGACCTGCACTTCTGAATTCGTGAAAACTCTCGGGTCCCAAGAGGAGAGGAACCTCGCAACGGGTCCTTCCGCAACTGACACAGCAAAATCACAAGCAAGCCGAAACACTCCAGCAATGGAGTCTGGCTTCTTAGCTGTAAAATCAGCAATAGCGGTGGCGAACTGTTTGGGGGTGAACCCGAAGCGAACACTGGGGATAAACCCCAGCACAAAGCAAAGCACGCTTCCGATGAACTTGAACTCATCTGCCACAAGAATCTCGGGGCTAGCAGAGATGCCCTTGGCAAGTGACGTAAACCTCTCAAAGAGTCCTTCAGACTCGGTGAGACAGTGATTGATCCACATGCTAATCCAAACGAGCGCCTCTTTGACGTACATACGGAAATGGTTCACAAGAATAGCCACCATCCCCTTGGCACTACCCGACAAAAGAAGGGCAGTTGTGAGGGTGACAGCTCCTATGAGCCAGTCGTCAACGTCATACTCCTCAGCCATGCGTGTAAGCGACTTGACATGTCTTGCTACTTCAGCAAACACGCCACTAGCGTCGTCAACACATCCTTGGGCTGCGTTAGCCGCATCCATCGTAACAGACGCGTCTACATCCGCGGGTGTCGCCATAACCCCGGGAAAACGATAAGTTCTAAGAATGCCTGGATTACTCCAAGCAACGCCCCCGCCCAAAAGGCGGTAGGGAATGGGTACAATGTACGCAAGCGCAATGCGAGCTACATTAGCAAGAGTCCGTTTTGGGACACTTGCTGGAGTCTCAACCTCGTCTTGTTGAGACATCCTAGAAAAGAGGAGTATAATACCGGATTGTTAATCCCAAATCGATGGCTCCGGTGGGGCCTAACGGGGATACTTGTAATATGCAGATAATCCTGCGTGTCGTGACACAAGCTTGTGACCTTAAGAGATCACACAACGACACTACGCGATACCAACCTAGAGGGAAGGTGCTCATACAAGCCAGCAAATGCTGGCACCCCAAAAGATACGTAAGTGGCTGGGGCAAACCACAAACTAAAACGACAAATCAAGTGTGTTAAGCACACAATGAAGTGAAGTCCGACAGGCCAGTTGGACTGACCGAAACACTATGTACACATCAAATCAACCTAATGTTGAAAGATGAAAGGGTTGGCGTTAACAGCGCCACCTGGTCGCAAAGCGACAATGAGAATGGTGAGGCGGTTAAGACGGGGTGA